GGCTTAAAATTCGTTCTTTGCCGGATTATAAGGCTATCATTCCCGTTCCGCCGCCTAGACCGGATTACCCACTCAAGCCGCGGGAGCCTGCTCTTGATGGTGTACGCCCTGACGAACGACAGCTGAATAGACTGCTTGCTCAGATGTGGCCGAAACCAGAAGCATGGATGCATGCTCTACCGAGTGGCCGATGGCCGGCTGTTCTGGCCCGTTCCGTGAGGCTGACCTACAAGGTTCGACAGGTTGATCTGACTAATACTAACCTGTCTGTGTTCACGACTGGTGCACCGCGTATCTTTCGTGATTGTTGGGTTGGCAAGTGGGTCTTTGATGTGCCCGACGCGTATCCTGAAACGTGGCCGGGTCGTTACCATGAGTGGCTGGATTGGGCCACCGGAAAGGTCCCCATGACGAGGCATAAGATGTATTTTGTACCACATCTCGTTGCCTGTCACAATGTGTTTTTGCCGCTCAATTCGTCGGAGCAGTCTGTCAGGCTTAATGCCAGGCAACGGCTCTTGCGTGCGTGCAACATACCCGCACGCGATTCGCGCGCGGCGGGTTATTTTGCGGGATCCGAGATGATTGTTTGGGCCACTGCTGGTGGCTTGGAACAGTTAAACACGATGCGCGTCCGAAGCCATGCAGACCTCTGCGCAGGAGATTTGCCGTTGGATATAGGGGCGCCGAAACCGGCCTACCAACCCCACATTCGAAGTGTCTACCTGACACCGTTGATCCTGGGTGCAAGAATTTACCGCGTTCTGTTAATTATGTTGAGCTCCCTCTCGGCAGCGTACCTGGCTATGCACCGATATCCACAGATCGTCGGGATAATGATTCTATTCTACGGGCTTGTAGAAAGCGCATTGCATGTGATTTACCCGACCCAGACCCACTGTATCGTGCTGGCTTTCGCACTTTCGTACGTGAGTGGATTCGCGAGAATGTGCTACCAGTCCACCCTGACAGCTTTGAGGAGTGGTTGCGGAAGGCGCCGTACACAGAGGCGCGTCGTGCTGAACTTGCTCGTGAGTGGGATTTGCGTTTTGGCCATCGTCCAACTGCTCGTGATGCGAGCCGTGTGGACGGGCACGCAAAATTAGAGATTTACCCAGAGCCGAAGGAACTTCGTGGCATCCCCGCCCGTCACGATTGTTTCAAAGCTTTTTCGGGGCGTTGGTTCAAAGCGTTAGAGAACCAATTGTACCAGAACCCCTGGTTCATAAAACATGTGCCTGTACC